CAGTTTGTAACGGAGCAAGAGAGTAACCAACTCTCATTCACAGTGTGGTTAGTACCATGGCAGGGTGCTCACTCCCCGTCACTGTAGTAATTATACCACTATTTGTGGTGCTTTGCAAATGGTTCCCAGTGTTCCCAACCATACTTGTGAACTAAGTGCATACCAATAATGGGCACAAAGACTAAAAAGAACCCCATGACACCTAAGCACCATGGGGTTTGCATTACATGCCTAACGAACAGTTGAACGTGGTTCATCGAAGTATGCGGGTAAAGGACAACCTTTGAAGTTCTCTATCTCTTTAACAGATAGAACAAACATGGTACAAAAACCAAGGCAAAAAGCAAAAAGCATTTGGGGGAAGTTATAGTTCCCCATATAAGCAGTAGGATCAGGTTCATCATCATGTGGATGAATCTGCTTACTGATCTGCTCTATTCGTTTTTTTCTTTCTTCCTCGGTTTCTTTTTTCATGATACGTCCAAGAAAATTTCTGGTTCTTCATCGTCATCAATATACTCCGTCATGCGAAGTTGTTTGATACGTTCATACAACTTCTTCTTTAGTTCTCTATGCTTTGCCACTTCTTTTATTCTTTTTTGTTTTTCCTTTTCTTTGTCATCCATTTTAACCTCGGTATCTACCTGGCCATGTTAGTTGCATCCCAGCAATAAGCAGCGAAATAAATGCAAATACAAACAATAAAGTCATTGCTGAACAGAATCCCAATCCTTCTGGAATAGATCAAGACCTTCTCTAGTCAGAACATGATCATACATCTTCCAGAAAGTCTTCGGTGGAAGTGTACAAATATTTGCACCATACATGAAGCATCTAGAAACATGATGCACATCACGAACTGATGCGGCAAGAACTTGTGTAGTGCTGAAATGCCTGTCGTAAGTATTTGCAATGGCACGAACAAGTTCTACACCACTAAAACTATTATCATTACATCTACCAACGAAAGGTGATACATATGCAGCACCAGCACGACGTGCAAGAATTGCCTGTGCTACAGAGAAGATGAGAGTGACATTAACTCTTCTACCAGTAGCAGCAAGTGCTGTACATGCCTTAAGACCTTCGATTGTACATGGAACCTTGATGGTTACATTACGACAATCATCAAATGCTTTTGCCTGATCAATCATCTCTTCTGCCGTATCAGCAACAACTTCAGCAGAAATAGATTCAAAAATTTTAAACTCGCTTGAAATCTCTTTAATCACTTCAACAGGATCACGACCACTTCTTTTAATAAGAGTAGGATTGGTAGTAATACCTTCGATCATGCCCGTTTCATGAGCTTTTTTGATCTCATTAATATCAGCAGTATCTAGAAAAATTTTCATTGGTTTGGATAATTCTTAGTATATAGATCAATTATTGGCATCTTTTCTGCCGATAATATACCCCAGTAGTATACCACTTAACCAAGCAATATACAAGTATAACATCCAGGAGATTTGTTCAATAAAATCAGTCAGTAGCATCTTCTACCTCCTCATAAAGAGGGCATGGTTCTTCAAATAACATTTGCATTCTTAAGTGTTTAACTCTTGCCTGTAGCTCTTTTAAATCTTCTTCTGACATTAGTTCAATGTAATTTTTAACCATGGCAAAAGTGGAGGGATCACTCCAATAAGTCGAAGTAAACCCTCAGCAAAAAGTGCAAGAACAACCCACCCAACACACATTGAGATAATCGAAGCATTACGATTGTGTCTGCGTATGGCATCATCAATCATCTCCTGTACTTCTTCTTTTGTTGCCCATTCAGGTGGTTCTGTTCCCTTACCCCAATCTTTAAACATTATTCAGTTTCCTGTGACAAATTATCCATCGGATCAGGTCCACCCGATACTATAGAACAAGCTCGTCGATAATAAAAATTATCTGTATTTCCCGATGCTTCTAAAGCTTCTTTGACTCTCACCCAATTTTCGTAGGATGTTTTGTCCATTTGTTTTTTTGTGAAATACTTACTAGCTATTATAGTAAGCACTTTCACTCATGCAACAAAGTGTTCATTTCGTAACACTCCTTAAACAAATATTAAATTTTTAAACGGAAAGGGTGGGATTCGAACCCACGGTGCTACTAACACGGCAGTTTTCAAGACTGCTACCTTAAACCACTCGGTCACCTTTCCAAGTTTTATCGAACTTCAAAGTTCAATTTACGTACTTTACGTTGCCTTCTTTGTTCTTGCCACTCAATATCTTGTTGTGTCAAGACACTTTTTTTATCTGTAGGTTGTGGTGAATTTAACATAACAACCAATGATAAGTCAACTGCAGAGACTCTATCACCACGAATGGTCGTCATATTTGGGCATCCACAAGTCACCGTCTTATTATGATGCCCCTCCAACTCCTTACCACAGGAGCGGCATCTTACTTTGATACAATCCATTGTATGATCAAGTATACTTCTTCATTGATTCTATTTATCTAAATTCAGGTCCACCATACCAACCAGATATTACAGTTCTTTCTCCAGACTTGAGAGGTCTAACTCTGTGTATAGCAGTTGATGGAAAAATAATACAATCACCCATATCAAATTTTAAAGTTTCCATTTCTTTACGACCATCTAAAAGAATTTGAAACTCACCACCTTCATAATCTTCTTTACTGCTAAGAGATAAAACAATAGATAATTTACGAATACCAACATCGTTAGCTGGTACATCTATATCAGAATGCCATTTATAACCAGAACCCTTTCCATCATAAAAAAGAAAATTTAAATCATCGTACCAGTTTTTTATATCAAAGTTAAAAACATCGTTGTTTGCTGCTCTAATATAATAATCAAGAACACCATTAATCCAATGAGATCTAGGAATATATCCAACTAAACAATTTCTAATATCTTTGTCTACTGTATTGCTACTACATTTAGCTTCAACAATTTCTACATTATCATTTACAAAATCAAAAATACTCTTACATACAGAAGAATCAATCCCAGTATTAAAAAACACGAATTCAGGACGATTTTGCATTTTCTTTATCCTTTATATGCAAGATGACGGGATCGAACCGCCGACCGCCTCGGTGTAAACGAGATGCTCTACCTCTGAGCTAATCTTGCTTCTCTTCATATTTTAGCATATACTCTACAGTTTTGGCAACATCCTCCATTGCATCTCGTAGAACTGGTCTTTGTCCTGCTTCCATCCACTTCACATCTTTCTCATCAGTAAGAGTCCAACGCCATTGACCCATACTCTTTGAATACCAAAGATTAATTCTCATGGTTTTTGATTTGCTTAGAACTCCAGAATGCTAGAGCAATTAATGCAAGATAGAACAAAGTGTCATCAATCATTACAAGAAAAAAGATGACAGAACCACCATACTTTAACCAGTCAGGCAATCTACTAGTATATCTAGCAATGAATGGTCTAACTTTATTCTCAAACTTAAAGTAAAGAATAGCACCAAGTGTTACTGTAATCTCACTCATCGGAACGATGAAGTAGAGAGATAAGATAACAAAGATAGGCCAATAATGCCTCTCTGGTATTTTCTTTAATAGAGAAACATACTTACGCATAAGTTTTTTCATTAATCTAACTCCCAACAAGTTTCTCGTGCCATTTCTGGATTTTTTTGTAGTGCTCTGTGAACATGCCCATGAACATCTTGTTCTAAAGTGTGATGTGCTTTGGTATGAACAAATTCAATCACCCCAAGAGATCCACAGATCATTAGATTTATGATAGTGACAGGGTGAAAAAGATACCGCATGAAAAAGGGGTGCCGTCGCACCCCCATCATAACACCTAGATGTTTAGTTGTAAACTCAGAAGTTATACTTCACACCGAGTTTACCACCGTACCCACGGTCAACGGAATCAGAACCAGAACCAATGAAGGAGACTTCACCATAGACACCCAGGGCATCTGTAGCAGCAATACCAAGACCTGCCTTACCAGAAGGAACAGTGTCATCAGAACCACCGTCAGGAGCGACGTAGCTAGCACCACCTTGGACGTACCAGGAAGCAGACTCACCCAGAGCACCCTCGTAGCCTACGTGGAAATCAGTCGTGGCACCGGTGTAATCCGTGCCCGTCCAACCAGCATTGGTTTCCACGTTGACGTAGGGACCTGCAAGGGCAGCACCAGCAGACATAGAGAGAGCAGCAGTGGCTGCGAATACAGATTTGAACATTTGTTAATTACCTTTTAGTTACTTGCGGAATGATTACCCGCAGATGGATAGGGACTCGACATGTCCCGTTTGTTACCTTTTGTCATAAAAATACAAAAGGTGTAATATTTATACTAGGTATAAATTCTGGTTTTACGGTTAACCAGAAAGCGGGAGACGAGATTTGAACTCGCAACAACCTGCTTGGAAGGCAGGGACTCTACCGTTGAGTTACTTCCGCAATGGTGGGGGTAAAACCCCCGACACTTCCTTCACACGGACAAGAGTATCTTAAAACAATTCCTTTAGATTGTCAAGCCACTCATCGGACTTGAACCGATGACCTACGGTTTACAAAACCGTTGCTCTATCCAGCTGAGCTAGAGTGGCAGTTCTACTTTCAGATTAAAAGAAAATATAATTCTCTCTTTATCTGAACCAGATGGTGGTGCAGTATGTACCAAAAAACTTGGAAAAATAACTAAATCACCCTCTTCAACTTCAGGTCTTGCACCACCAATGTTTCCAAAGATGTCTGGAAATGGTGCAGTATATTCTGTAGGTTGATGAACTTCACTATCATAATTAGCATAAAAGATACATGAGTACCCCTGACTACCATGATTATGTGGTGAGTGCCAATCAGAATGAAGATAACCTTGACACCAAGGCACTCCAAAATCAGAAATTTTGTACATTTTTTCAAAGTCTGCTAGATGCGGTTTTATGACATCTAACAACTCATCTCCATAATGACGATCTTTTTCAAAATAGTCACTATATGATAGTTCCTCATTAGTATTGAACTTTTCAGAACTAAAAGGAACTAAAGATAGAATTCTATTTTTATGCTGCTGCCAGTTAGATATATTAATCTTATGAATGACAACTTTATATAAGTCTAAACTTATCATAATATAGAA